AGAAGGCCGGATAACAAAGGTTAACTATGACCCAAATAAACCAGTTCATGCTGTCTTTGATTTGGGTTGGTCTGACGCTACTGCTATTTGGTTTGTGCAGTTTATTGGCATGGAGACTCGGCTTATCCGATATGTGGAGGACAGTCAAAAGACTATCTCTGAGTATCTGGCAAAGATGCAAACGTTTGGTTATGTGTATGACACGCTATGGCTGCCACATGACGCTGAGAACCGAACGCTTGCAGCTAATGGACGGTCAATTGAGCAGATTGTGCGTGCGGCTGGATATAAGACCAAAATCATCCCAAAAACCCCATAGTTGACAGTATTAACGCAGCCCGTACACTATTCAGGAACTGCTGGTTTGATAGGGAAAATTGCTACGATGGGCTACAATGCTTACGGCATTACCGCTACGAAGTTGACCCAGATACCAAAGCATTTAGCAAAACGCCTGTTCACGACCAATACAGCCACGGGGCTGATGCGTTTCGGATGCTTGGTTTGATGGTGAATGAACCTCGGCAGCGCAAACCAGTTAGAACGCAGCCACAGGGCTACGGTCAACCTTTAGGATGGATGAACTAATGGCACAAGATATTCCTTACGGCGGTCAAGAACCCGAAATCATTACTGAGGCTAAACAGTTCCTCAAGTGGTGCAATGACTCTGACACCATGAACCGTCAGGAAGCCTTGGAAGATTTGAAGTTTGTGTCCGGCGGTGACCAATGGCCCGTAGACTTACAAAACTCTCGCAATCTTGAATCCCGCCCTGTTCTTACCATCAATAAGCTGGATGGTTATTGCCGCCAAGTCACTAATCAACAGCGCCAACAACGCCCAAGAGCTAAAGTTCACGCTTGCAACTCTGAAGCAGACTTTAAGACCGCACAAGTCGTAGAAGGCATCATTCGCCACATTGAAACGCAATCTAATGCTGACAATGCTTACGACACCGCCTTTGACCACGCTGTGCGTATGGGTTGGGGCTTCTGGCGAATCATCACCAAATACTGCAAAGATGATAGCTTTGACCAAGAAATCTACATCGATGCAATCCCTAATCCATTCACGGTCTACTTTGACCCTAACTCTGAGCGCATAGACGGGTCTGACGCTGAAAAAGTGCTGATTACCAGCATGATGAGCAAAGAGAAATTTCGGGATATGTATCCTGATTTGGACGATGGCTCCAGCTTCACCCAACGTGGCACAGGCGACACGCAATCTGAATGGATTACTAAAGAGGATATTCGCATTGCTGAGTATTTCTACGTTGAGCGCAAGCCAGCTACTCTTTATTTGTTGAGCGATGGGTCAAGCCGCTTTGATGATGGTGATAACTTCTTTGAGCGCATTGAGGCTTCTGGCTTGGAAGTAATTAAAGAGCGCAAAACCATCAAAAAGCAGATCAAGTGGAAAAAAATCACCGCTTACGACATCATTGAAGAACGTGACATCCCAGGCGATTACATCCCTGTCGTTCCCGTTTATGGTCGCCACGTTGTTATTGGTGATAAGCGCAAGAAGTTCGGCATGGTGCGCCATGCTAAAGATGCACAGCGTATGTATAACTTCTGGCAGACTACCCTTACTGAATCGGTGGCGCTGGCTCCAAAGGCAAAATGGCTGCTTGCTGAAGGCCAAGATGAAGGCCACGAAAGCGAATGGGCAGCGGCTAACATTAAGTCGTTCCCGCTGTTGCGATACAAGCAGACCGACATTGATGGCAATCCAGCGCCAGCACCGCAGCGCCTGCAGCCTGAGCCGCCTCCAACTGGCGTAATGACAGCTTTGGGCGCTATCAATCAAGATATTACAACCCTGATGGGAATCTTTGACCCTTCACAGCAGCTTCCTGGCAATATGTCCGGCAAAGCTCTAAACGGTCAGCAGCAACAAGTTGATCTGTCTAACTTTGACTTTTACGATAACCTTACAAAGTCAATTGCCCACACCGCTAAGATCATTTTGGGCATGATTCCAAGCATTTACGACACGCACCGTGTAATGCGAATCATTGGGGATGATGGTAAGCCTGATTTGGTGGCTATTAACCAACCAACAAGCGATGAAGCTGGTGTTTACCGTGTGCTGCACGATATGTCGGTTGGTCAATATGACGTGGTTATGGATACTGGCCCAGGCTATAACTCAAAACGCCAAGAAGCAGTCGATGCCATGATGCCGCTGATTGGCGGTAATGAGCAATTGTTCCAGACCATCGGTGATTTGGTGTTCCGAAACATGGACTTCCCAGGCGCTGACATTATTGCTGACCGCTTGGCTGCTAATAATCCGCTGGCGCATATTGATGACAAATCGGACGTGCCGCCACAGGTTCAAATGCAATTGGCGGCTTCACAACAGCAAGTTCAGCAGCTTACTCAGCAGCTACAAGCCATGCAATTGATGGTTAAACAGCGTCAAGATATTGAGCAGGTCAAGCAAGATAATGAAACCAAGCGTGAATTGCTGAAACAGACCGCTAAAGCTCATGATATTGAAATGCGTGATGCTGAACGCCGCCACGATGTGCAAATGCGGACTGATACGCAAGCGCACGACACCATTATCAAAACACAAACGCAGCTTCAAATTGAAGAAATGCGTGCACAGTTAGCTTTGATGCTGGCTGATATAGATAAACGATCTGAGCGTGAGGCATTATCCAACGCCACAGACAGAGCTATTTAGTGTATATTTACACAAACCTTACCAGTTAGGTTAACTGGGTTAATTCTTAGGGAAACCTATGTCAAGTGAAAAAGAAGCTGGCAATTTATTGACTAGCGAGAACGCAGCCGACTTTTATAGTCAAAAACTTGGTTTAGCTGTGGAAGCACCTGTCGAGGCGGTTGAGCAAACTCCCGAGCCGACAGANGAAGCNCCGCAGAGTGAGCCAGAGGCTATTGAGGAAGCAACGCAGCCGGAGGAAAGGAAACAAAATCCTAAACTCGAAAAGCGGTTTTCAGAGATTACTAAGCAACGTGAAGCGGCACGCCAAGAGGCGCAACGTGAACGTGAAGCTCGGGAAGCCTTGGAAGCTAGGCTAAGGGATTTGGAAGCCAAGGTAGCGCCTCAAGCGCCAGCNAANGTGGATGAAGAACCGAAGCCTGACCAGTTTACTGATGCTTTTGAATANGCAAAGGCATTGGCAGAATGGAGCGCAGAGCAAGCCTTGTTGAATCGTGACAAGCAAGAAGCAGAGCGTAAGGCTAATGAGGAACGCCAAAAGCTGATTCAAAGCTGGCAGACCAAGTTAGAGCAAGCTAAATCCACATTGCCTGATTATGAGGAAATGATCGCTTCTAGTGATGTTGTTGTAAACGATGACATCAGGGATGCAATTTTGGAGAGTGATGTTGGGCCTCAAATCCTTTATCACTTGGCTGAAAACCCAGAGATCGCTAAAAAGATTACTGGTGGGTCTACACGACAGGCATTGCGTGAGTTGGGGAAATTGGAAGCAAGGTTGGAGGCTAAACAGCCCGAAACCAAGCGAATTGAACCCGTTGTTGCGAGAAGTAAAGCACCTGAACCTATTTCGCCTATCAGGGCGGCTAATTCAGTTCCAGATGTTGGCATGAGTACCGATGGTAAATTTCATGGCACATATGCGGATTGGAAAGCTGCTAGAAAAGCGGGAAAAATCCGTTAATTTTTTATCTTTTTAAAGGAATATCAAAATGGCAAATAATTTGCTCACGATTTCCAAGATCACCAACGAAGCGTTGATGGTTTTGGAGAATGAATTGACTTTCACCTCGGAAGTTGACCGTAACTATGATGACCAATTCGCTGTTGTCGGCGGCAAGATTGGTAATACCGTGAACGTCCGTAAACCTGGTCGTTTCATTGGTACTACGGGCCCAGCGCTAAATGTCGAGGACTTTAACGAAACGAGCGTACCAGTAACCTTGTCCACTCAGTTCCACGTTGACACCCAATTCACCACGCAAGATTTGGCTCTGTCGTTGGATATGTTCTCTGACCGTGTGTTGAAACCTGCTGTCGCTGCGATTGCTAATAAGATTGACCGTGACGGTTTAACTACCGCTGCGCTTAATACTTATAATATTGTTGGTACTGCTGGTACTCCTCCTACTGGTCTGATTACCTATTTGACTGGCGCTGCTTATTTGGACAGCGAAGGCGCACCTCGTGACGGTCGCCGTTCGATGATTGTTGAGCCTTTCACCTCTGCAACTATCGTTGATAGCTTGAAGGGTCTGTTTGTGCCTCAAGAAGCCATTGGCGAGCAATATCGCAAGGGTT